AAAAACATTATTTTGTAAGTATTATTCGTTTTCCTGACCCTATATAATATAACTAAGTTAAGTAAACATTTATAGAAAGGTAAGAAAATGTCAAAAATAAGAAAAATGTCAAAACCTGATAAGTTTGGTAATGTCTCTGAAACCTCTGCTAAAAACTGGGCTAATCTCAAAGATCGATTGATTGAAGTGCATGATGCTACTGATTTGGTAAAAACTAATGAGTTTAATCATTGTATTGATAACGGCTCTAGTTTAACTTTTATAGTTGATGAAATGGAAGAAATTCATATCACTCATTCCTATTGCTCTGTTATCGCCCTGCGTATCGGTGGTGAAAGTAATTACGTTACTAATGAATGGTTTGGTAATCATTCGGTTAATGTAAATACTAATAACATGTATGATCGTGAACGTAATGATTTTATCCGTATTGTAAAACAAATGTTTGAACGGTATTATACTTATCAAATTCGCTGGGAAAATACTGTTACTAATGAGTCGGGATCTACTCACTCTGTGTATACTAAAGAATCTTGTCTATGGGAAATCGAAAGATTCGGTGAGTATCGTGATAAAGATCTTCCTCCTTCAAATGATAGTATTAAATATACTTTGCGTCGTGCTTATCATAATGATTTGGGAAAACTTCAATGGTATCGAGAAAAAACTTTGCGTCCTTTTAAAAACTCTGACTTGCCTGTTTCTCTAACGGCTTAACTCTAAATTATGGGGGCAAAAGCCCCCATAAAAAACATTATTTTGTAGTATAAATCGCTTTTTTGTCCGTTTATACTTTAAGTAAGTTAAATTTTAGAAAGGTAGAAAAAAATGTTTACAGAACTACACACTACAATGTTTTCACACTATGGGGAAGATCTACCAAGATCCTATTCCTCTATTGACCAGCTTTGTCATAAATTGGGAGAAGATCCATATTGTTATAATCCTGAGTCTATTGCTGATCAAATTGATAAAGATCTAGAAATTGAAATTGCTCGTGAAGACTCTAAAAGAGTCGCTGAATTGCAAGCTATGTTAAGAGAGGTGAACTAATGTATGCACTTTATGCTTGTCGTGATGAATTCTCAAATGTCTTCTTGCGTACCTTTCCTCATCTGGGTATGATGTGTTCGGATACTATTGAACTTGGGTCGGGTACTTATGATTGTTCCTTTCCTGAGTTCCCTGAGGCTTTCGAACCATTCGCCTTTAACCTTAAAAATGGTAGCGTGTACCACTTCGCTGATGAATGGAGTCTCGTTTTAGATGAAGCCGAACTCGATCGCTTCTTTGCTTCGTTCTATCGCTACACTAAAAATACACACATACACATTTAATATATATTGGGGCATTTTGTCCCAATGTTCTTTTAAAACACTTTGCTTGTCTGAGTGAAGTAAAGTACCGTCATAATGTCATAATGTCATAAGTTCGTTTGTAATGCTCTGTAGACCTTGAATCATGGTTATGAGATTTGTATTTACAATATCATATATGTAATGATAGATAATGGGTCGGGAAGTTTGTTTTCTGTTTTTGTTTATATAACTCACTGTATATTGTTATTGCGTAGGGTTAGATTTGGTGTTATGCTATCTCTGAAAGAAAGAAAAGGAGAATCAAATGAGAGACCTTGTGTACACTCCGTTAACGCCATCAGATTGTGGCAATTACTGGGTAACGTCAGACGGTAAGAGACATCGTCCACTACTTCCAAAGCATAAAAAGTTTTGTAGACTCTATGTAGAGGGAATGTCTGGTGCCGCAGCAGCACGAAAATCAGGATTTACAAAGAACATGATTGGCTCGAAAGTTCAAGGTTCTGCAATGTTGCGAACAAATCCATTAGTCGCAAACTTCATTGTTGAGCTTTTGGATAAGCAGAGAGAACGAGCTGATGTGTCGATTGGTTCACATCTAACAGAATTATCCCATTTGCGTGATGAAGCGAAGGATACAGGGCAAATTGCTGCAGCCATCTCAGCCGAGGTCAATCGAGGTAAGGTCGCAGGACTCTATATTGATCGCAAGGAGGTTTTGGTGTCAAAGGTTGAAACAATGAGTTCGGAAGACTTGATATCCAGGATAGAGCAATTAATCGACGGCAGCAACATGAAAGTAGTGGACCATGTATCAGACGGAGAAGAACCTATATCAAGCGATGAAGAAGAACTTGTCGAGAGTACATTGGCAGCGAATTGAGACAGGAGCAATATCAACAGGTGTTCCTGATGTCAATGGTTGTTTTGGAGGATCAGACTTTTGGGTTGAATTGAAGATAGGCAAGGTAGAGTCAATCAAACTATCAGCACAGCAATGTGCATGGCACATGAGGAGAGCTTCATCAGGTGGAGTTACTTGGATATTTGCCAGCGACCCTTCATCACGTCAACTTTGGCTCATCTCTGGGAATCAATCAATCAATCTAAGAAATAGAGAGGTGAATTCATCACTATCAGTTCATCATTATAGTCAACCATATGATTGGAAAGCGATTTTGAAACAGCTTTGTTTGATTGACCGATTGACTGACTGAGTGTTTGACTGACTCGTTCTTATAGTAGAATTGACGTCATAAAATAACATAAAATAACAGTATACTTACAGGAACTTGTTATATACTATATAATGATAGTTCGAAATTAATCGGCTATATAGAAAGTAGAAAGGTCCATTAAAATGGCAAAAGCTCAAAAGAAGATCAACACTTCGAAGTCTGTTGAAAAAGTAGAAGCTCCAAAGTTGGCAGTAGTATCACCCGTTGGAAACTCTGGGATACCTCGTCCAGCTAAGTCAGGCTTCGATACTCGCAAAGTTACATTATTGACAAAGGTTATCGAAAATCGTAAGATAGCTAGTCAAGCGATGATTATCTTGAATACTCTCGAGATTCTTGGTGGCTCTGCTACTCAAAAAGATATCGTTGATAATCTTGTCGAAAATGGTCTTGCGACTGTACAAACTCCAAAACGTATCTATGATTTCTATCGTAAGATGCTGGTTGAAGCTGATTACATTTCGCTTGACTAACCTAACTTTGAAAGCAGCTTCGGCTGCTTTCATTTTGCTCTTGCCCCTGTTTGACTGATTGACTGACCAGTCATCATCAGACCCTTCATCATCATACTTACTCACACTAACACTTTAAACTTTTGAATTTGAAAAGGATTGACTGAACTCTCTGTATTGTCTGTTTGACTGACTGACTGACTCGAACCATACAGAAAAAGCATAATAAACCATTATTAAACAGCTTTTTGTTAGGTTATATTTACTTATAAATTAACTTAGTAAAGGTAAAGTAAATGGCTTATTTCGATAAATTAGTAAATATAATATTAAATGCGTGGTCTGATGGTAATGTCGTCTCTTATGAATATACTCCTAGTTATGATAAATGTGGGTCTGGTATTCCAACTTGTATGTGGGCTGATGTCACTGATGGCTGTCTTGTAACTATACTTCGTTCTCCTTATCAATCTGATCATGGTCATTATGATTGTATGCTTCATATTACTAATATGGATGATGATGGTGGTCCTGTTACTAAATCTTATTATATAGCTTCTTCCGATGATTATGATGCTGCTGAAAAAGCTCTCCTCATTGAGTTGCTCTTATGGGTGGAGTTATGATAAAATTCGTATTAGAACTGCTCGGTCTTTGTGGTTTATTCTTAGCTTGGTGTGGTCTTAACTTCGCTGTTATTCCAATTATTGAACAGGGTTGGATTGACCCCGTGTCTCATGTACTGTTCCTCGGTATTGGTTTCATAGGTATGCTAGTAGTCATCATGGTACTTCTCTATCCTTTCTTTCATGGCACTTCATCATCATCATAATGTTCGCTATAGGTGAGTGTATACGCACTCACCTGTATTTTTGCTCGGTGTTTTGTCTGACTGACTGACTGACCGACAAGGAAATACATAGTTAACATGTTAACTAAATAAATTAATAAAAGGTAAATAAATGTTATTTAACGCTTTACTAAAGTAAATAAATAATAGTATACTAGTACCAAGGGGGCTAGGTGGTCTAGCCCCTATAATAAGAAAGTAAAGAAAGGTCAATAAAATGACAAATATTAAAAACCCTACTAATAACGGTAAAGCTGAAACACCTACTACTAACCCTACTACTATAAATAGAATGGGCGTTCCAGCCCCTGCTAGTGGTTCTAGTGCTAACGTAAAGGTTACACTAGCCCCTAACGTACTAGATCTATTAACTAGTAATCCTTTACCACCTCAAGCCCATTGCTTACTACTAGCCCTAGATCAGCTAGGTGGTACGGCTACTAAAACAGAAATACTAGCTGAACTAGATAATACGCCTTTTCAGTCTGGTCAATCTAAGACCCGTATATGGGCTTTCTACCGTCAAAGATTAATGGCTGATAGTGGTACTTATAAAGGTGCTAACCCCTACCTAGTTAGGGCTTAGCCCCCTAGCCCTAGCCCCTAGCCCTAACGGGCTAGGGGTTTTATTTTATCTAGTTAGTTAACATGTTAACTATCGCCCCCTACGGGGTCACTCTAGCCCTAACGGGCTAGTAGCCCTAACGGGCTAAAAAGTTTTAAGACCCCCTATTTACTAGCGTAAAAGCTAGACCCCCACCCCCTATATAAAGGGGGCATACCAAAGTTTTAGCACTAAAGTGCAGCTGTCTCGAATAATATCACTCATTTTTTTAATATTGAAATTTTTAGACCCCCCACCCCTACTATAGTATAAAAGAGTCAGGAACCTTCTTACCCCCTTTTAATTTTTTAAAAAATAGTATATATGTAAAAGAACCATGGAGGAAGATGCATGAATATTGGTGGACTAACATCTATTCCGAGTAACGCTACTCCACAGCAAACGGAAATAAATGGACAGCCCCATATGCTTGCCTATATAAATCCGCAAGAAGCAGAGTTATTACTAGCTCGTGGGGGAACAGGTTCTCCTACTGTATCAGGAATTCCAGCTTTTTACAATCCTGCCGACGGTATGGGAATAGAAAGTTCTCTTAGTGATATGGAATCTATTTCAGCAGGACTGGGATCACAAAGCGATAGTGGCGATGACAACATTGGTTCAGTAACCTTTAGTGTAGACGATAAGGGAAATATATCTACGATTGGTGGTCCAAACACTAATATGGGCGATACTATGACAGATCCAAATTTTGGAGGTTTTACGCCAGCTGATGTAAATACGACTACTTTAGGAACGGGTGGTTTTGCAGATTTGGGTACAGGAAGAAGAGATGATATTAATTTAGGATATGAAGCCAAAAATTTTTTAAATAAGTTTAATCCTGAAGACCTAGTAAAAGGTGGTGTAACAGCTTTATCTTTATTTCCAAACCCTGCACAGCCTGTGGCTCAACTAATTTCTAAAGCAATGACATTAAGTGATCTTGTAGGTATTGCACAAGGAGACCGTAGTGGAATTATGGGTAATATAGTTGGAAGTCTTGAAAATACTGCCAATAGTCTTTCCCAACCTGATCTGGGTTCATTAACGGAAAGTTTGGCTGCACAAGCAAGAGGTAAATAGTGAATCTTAACTCTTTGCAAGATGTTCAAAAATATATGAGTAGTGTTGATTTAACTACGTTAAAACGAGACGAGCTTCTTGAGTTAAATTTAATTGCAGATGAATTAGGAAGACGAGAAAAACAAAAAGCGTGCCGTTCAGACTTTCTAAGTTTTGTTAGAACTATGTGGCCAAACTTCATCGAAGGTGCACACCATCGAGTTATGTGTGAACAGTTCAATAAGATAGCTAGAGGTGAATTAAAGAGAGTTATAATAAATATGGCTCCTCGACATTCGAAATCAGAAATGTCAAGTTATATGTTACCCTCATGGTTATTGGGTATTAAACCCGATTTAAAAATAATTCAAGCAACACACACGGGTGAACTAGCCGTAAGGTTTGGTAGAAAAGTCAGGGATTTAGTTGACACAGAAGAGTATAAGGAGATATTTCCAAATGTTTCATTGCGAGCAGATTCCAAAGCAGCAGGAAGATGGGAGACGACAGAAAGTGGTGAATACTTTGCTTCTGGTGTTGGAGGTGCCATTACTGGTCGTGGTGCTGATATACTTATTATTGACGACCCCCACTCGGAACAAGACGCATTAAGTGAAACGGCAATGGACATGGCGTACGAATGGTATACTTCTGGTCCACGACAGAGACTTCAACCTGGAGGAACGATCATTCTTGTGATGACAAGATGGTCAAAAAAGGACTTAACAGGTCAATTATTAAAAGCACAAATGGCAGATGTTAGATCAGATAAGTGGGAATTAATCGAGTTCCCTGCAATAATGCCTTCTGGACAGCCCGTTTGGCCAGAGTTTTGGAAACTTGAAGAATTAGAAGGTATTCGAGCATCATTACCTCACGGAAAATGGGCTGCACAGTGGATGCAAGAACCAACAGGTGGCGAAGGTGCAATAATTAAAAAGGAATGGATAAAAATTTGGGAAAAAAGCGAGCCTCCAACACCCACTTATATAATTCAAAGTTACGATACTGCTTTTTTGAAGTCAGAACGTGCCGATTATAGTGCTATTACAACTTGGGGTGTCTTTTATTTGGACGAGGGAAGTGAAGCTAACATAATTTTGCTCGATTCTATTAAGGATAGGTTCGATTTTCCTGAATTAAAAGAAGCTGCATACGAA